CGACTACGCCGAGAACGTCGAGCGCCACTGCCCGGACGGGGACGTGTTCAGCCCGACCATTGATAGCAAACGCTCGAAGGGCGAAGGCGAGATCGAGTGCGTGTGCCCAATCTGCGACATCAAGAACGTCTTCAGGTCGCGGCCCAACCCCGATGGCTACGGCGTCACCAAGAGCGGGTATTTCTGCGACCTCGACGGCGTCGAGATCGAAGGCGAGCACGGCCCGATCCCGGCTCACTTCGGCAGGCGGTGCCGGGCGCGTGACGAGCGCGAGCGCCAGTGCGGCTACCGATGGACTAGCAAGGAATGCAAGCAGTGCGAGGAGCCGAACGACATCGCGGCGCGGCACTGCATACGCTGCAAGGCCGAGCTGGTGGACCCGAACGAGAAGCTGCGCATCGCCTTCAAGGAAAGGAAACGCGACCCGTACCAGACGCAGCGCGATGTGGTGCTGGCGTGGGCCGTGAAGCCGTCTGTGAGCCGCAGTGGGAACCAGCAATACAGCATCGACGTGACGACGCCCTACCGTCACTTCAGGTTCTGGGTGATGCGCAACCCGAAGTGGCAGAACCAGATCGCCGACTACAATCGTTTGGTCGCGCTCAACGGTCGCCCGCCGAAGACGATCACCTACCGCAAGGACGACCAGTATTTTAAGGTCTATGCTTACAACGAGGCAGCCGATGAATCTCCCTGATGATATCCCCGTCTTCGGCGACAGGTCCTTCAGGGGCAAGTGCCCCACGGAGAACATCGAGCAGGTGACGTTCTTCAACCGGATCCGCAAGAAGTACCCTGACACATGGGGCAAGATCGCCTTCCACCCGCGCAACGAAGGCAAGCGAACGCACCTTCAAGCCGCGCACCAAACAGCAGAAGGGATGACCAGTGGAACAGTTGACATTGTTGTGCCCGGAAGACGGACCTTCGTATGTGAGCTCAAAAGGCGAGACCACACGCAGTCGGTCTGGCAAAAAGACCAAGAGGAGTACCTCCGAATTGCTCGCAAGATGGGAGCATTCGCCTGTGTCGCACTCGGGGTCGAGGCGGCAGAAGAAGCCTTCGCCAAGTATTTGGAAGAATCGTCCGAGTGACGATGTCCTCGCCGTTCTCAATGGGCGCATGCCCCTAGAGAAAGCCCACCCGGCCATCCAGTCGGTCATGCAGAGGCTGTTGTACGAGGCTGCATGTGAAATACTAACAGCAGAAAAGGAGAAAAGGTCATTGATGTTACAAAAAGTTCCAGAGTTAATCAGACCACACGTCGAGGCAGAGGTCTGGCGTGTATGGAGGATGAGGAATGAGGTTTGAGATCATCATGAACATGCCTGTAAGGGGCAATGACACCCAAAATCCTGCGTTGATACACAGGTTGGTTGTCGAGTACCCATGCACTGGGGTCATAGACTTCTTGAACCAGACCATCGACGATGACTTCATCATCGTGGAGGAGTTCTTCCCAGACCCAGCTACTAAAACGTACAAAAGCCACGGGCTTATCGCCCTCAACCGCCGATATGTCGGCAAGATCAAAGAATGGGATAGAAAATGAACCACAAGGACGTCCTCTACAAAGCAGCTGAAATCCTCAACAAACGCGGCGAAACCTACGGAGATATTGATCCCTTGTTCGAGAACGCAGCGAAGCTCGCATCCATCATCACCGGCAAAGAGTTCAGCAAATACGACATTTCTGTGGTGATGGAATCCATAAAACTGGCGAGACGCCGGGCGAATTTTAAGCTTCCCGATCACTACATCGACAATGTAAACTATACCGCGTTCTCGGCGCAGTTTGCCCTGAACGATACCGAAGGAGAGAAGGTCGCTGCCGTGGCAACGCAGCCTGTTGAAATTGGAGAACCCTATGTTCAAGAAATCAGCGTACACTTTGACGGGACTAGCACTACTGTCCTCGCCAGCCCTAGCCACTGAAGAAGACGCAGGCGCTTTCTGGCGTGAAGAAGCCATGAAAAGCGAGTTCGTTAAGGTCAACAACGTCCCTCAAAAAAAGAAGGTCGTGATTGACCAGATCACCGCAGTGGTGAAGAAGGAGCTAGGCGAACAATGGGTCGCCAGTGCGCTCAAGATCGCAAAGGTCGAGAGCGGCTACAACTGCAAGGCGACAGGTCCTAAGACCCGTCACGGTCACGCAAAAGGTGTCTTTCAATTGATTGACTCGTCTGCGCGCTCGCTGGGTTTCGAACCATCGAAAATGTACGATTGTAATGAGAACATCGCGGCAGGTGTCGCCCACATGAAGGTCTGCATCAGGTATGGCGTGAAAGACCCGCGTGGGATGGCAGCTTGCCACGTTGCTGGCTGGAACCACTGGAACGTAAAGCTGGCTCGCCAGCATGAGAGGTACAAGCAGCGTTATATTCACATGGCTACAGCATAAAAAGAGGGGGCGCACTGCCCCCTCCAATCAACGAGGCCAAACATGGAAAACGACATAAAAATACTGTGGGACAAGGGTTTAACGATGTCCCAGATCGCCAAGGAAATGGGCGTCACGGTCGGCGTCATAGCAGGCAAAATTAACAGACGCAGGGAGATGTTCGCCCCCCGCACCCCGCAAAAGCACCAAGCATACAGGCCAATCGGAAACTCAAGAGCGATCCTAGCCTTAAATACAAACACATGCAGGTTCATCACCAATGATGATACGTCGCGCCCTAAGTATTGTCTCGCGCCTGTTAAGCGCAGGTCGTACTGCGAAGAACACGCGGCTCTGTGCTATCTACCGAGGAGAAAAGCCGATGACTGACAGGCTCATGAAGCATGGCTGGCACTGGAGCTTCGGATGGCTGCGCAGGCCAGAGCTCGATCAGGACGGCCTGTATTGCTACGAGCAGCCAGACGGAGACCTGATCCTCAGCGGTAGGCCAGCGCACAGGATCGCCATCTATCTTGACTGTCGCATGGATGAGGACACGGGCGACGAGTACGCCTGCTTCGCACCAATCCCACGGAGGCCTATGAGACATGATCCATCAGCTAAACCCACCGCTGCCCGTCGAAACGCCAAAAGGTAAGGCGCTCTGCGTGGCGTGGATCGACTACGGCCCAGAGCACCATCTGCTCTGGGTCTGCTTCCAGAACGACAGCCGAGAGTGCTGGTGCTGGGCGAACCCAGACATCAGGGCTCAAACCAACCCAAGCATGGGGAGACCACATTGATACACTTCATCTGGCTCACGCAGCACGGCAGCAGGCCGTTCTCATACATCAACGCGCTGGCCGTGCGAGCGGCTGCGACCCGGCACTACAAGGATCCGATCATCATGTGGTGCAACGAGATCCCGAAGAACAACCCGAACTGGTATATGGTGAAGGACTTGTTCGAGGTCAGGCCAATCGAGATGCCGTCCGAGATCGGCGGCGTACCGCTGGAGCATGTCCAGTACAAGGCAGACGTGCTAAGGCTCCAGATCCTCCAAAAGCATGGTGGGATATACCTAGACACCGACAGCCTGCTCCTAAAGGGCCTGCACCCCTTCACGGACAAGGAGATGGTGCTGGCGCGGGAGAGCCCAGATTCCATCGCCATGTCGCCGATCATCTGCAAGCCCAATGCGGACTTCGTGAACGTCTGGCTACAGCGGATTCCGCAGGCGCTGGAGGTTGGGACGTGGGCTTATCACGCCGTGAATTTACCTGTGGAAATCGCCAAATATCATGCCTGCGACATAAGACCGCAGGCCGAGTTTTTTCCGTTTGATCTCCGGCACAACTATCTGTTTGACGATGGCCGAGCCGACGAGCACATGCAGCGCATGGGCGATCCCTACGCGCTGCATGTCTACGAGACATATTGGGCAGGCTACCTAAACGGAGTTGACGAGACCTATATGAAGAAGCGCGACACGTTGTTCGCGCGTCTCTTCAGGGACCTCTGTTGATTGTTAGCGGGGGCAACTGGTAGTCAGGCGTCCCTGCATACTCTCCGGCCTCTTCAGCAACCAGACCAGCGCCACGAACCGTTTTGCGAGCCGTGCTGGCCTGCCTCTTGGCGTTCTCAGTGGCGAAGTTCTCAAGGGCATTGACGGCGCTACGGATTTCAGCCGGGGAACCAGAACGCAAGATCTTGCCAATGGCGTTCGCCCGAGCTTCTGGGATCAGTACGTCGCCGGACAGGATGTTGGTCATGGCCTTCCAGATGCCAGACGGTTTGCCTTGAGCGACATCTGCCGCAATGCCGAGCAGATGAAAGTCACTGGAATCCAGATCCTTGCCACCAGCAATGCGCCGAGCGGTTGCAGGGCCGCCCGTGATCCTGCTTGCGTTCTTGAATAGGCGAGCTTCGGCCTCAAGGCTCTCCTCAAGGAGGCGGGCGGATGTCGGGTTCGGCATGATCGTGCGCAAGACCTCGCGACGGTCCTCAATGTTCTGGCCTACGCGCTTGGTGACGTCGCTGGTGTCGGCGGATCCGAAGATGTTGTCGCGCATATTCTTGAGCGCCCCGACACGGTAAGCTTGACGCTCGCCAGCGCCCATGTCTTTCCATTCGCGCTTCAGAAGCTCTGGGTCTGCGGTGCTGAACTTGCGACCGTTCTCCAGCGCCTCCACAATCTCCTTGTCGCCCTTGTAGACGGCGCGGGCCGCCTTGAAGGCATCAACATCCTGATCAAGAATCTCACCAATCTTGCGGCGCATCGCAAGAGCGTTGTTGGATAAAGGAGATCCGGCTCGCGACTCCGTAGAGGCCTGATACAAGCCGCGCATGATGTAGTCCCACTGCTTGACCTCTGGGATCTCCTCAAAGGATTTCATGGACTGCCCGGGGACAGTGCTGACTTCTTTGGTTCCAAATTTGCCTAAAGCACCGTCGCCGTCTGAAGCGTAAAGCTTTTTTGCGGAAGAGATAGCCTCGGGGTATGCCTCTTTGACTGTATCCATCACTGACTGAAGTTTAGCCTGCGCCTGCGTTGGGATCTTGGCTTGGTAGGCTGCTTCATAGAACGGATCAGCATTGCTGCGCAGTGCCTTGATGAGGGCCTCTTCGTTTTCGTAAAAATCGCCTTTGACGCCCATGTTTTCACGGGTGGCCTTGTTGACGCGCGCCCGTTGCCCAGCCTGCCGATTTTCAACGTCTAACCCAATATCAATGCCCGCCTGCCCCGGACGCTGTGCGATGACCTCAGCGCGGTTCGTGAGGGCAGGGGCCACGTCAAAGAGCTGCGCGGGTGCGCCAGCATTGTACATGCGCTGCCACTCGGCACCTGCCTGCTGAGGCGTCATGCCGCTGCGCTCCAGATCCTGTAGGACACGGGACTTGGCGACATCCTCGGACATCTTCGGGCTAAAACGCTCCATGACGCCCGTGACTGCGGGCGAAAGAACCTCAGCGCCTTTGGTAAGGCCGCCGCCAACAACAGCTCCAACGCCAGCGCCTTGAGCCGCAGACTTGAGACGGCTGCCAATGTCCTCAGCAGAGAAAAGTTGAGTTGAATCGCTTTCTCCTAAGCCGCTGAGGCCACCTTGAATCGCGCCTGTCTTGACGCCCTGCACCACAGCAGGTGACAAAATGGGCCTAGCCACCCTGCTGGCGACCTGAGCGCCCTTGGCGATGCCAAGGCCGGGAACGAACATGGTGGGGACGCTGCCTGCAAGCTCGGAGGCGATAGCCGTCGCCGGGTACTGACCTTCGAACTGCTTCTTTGCCTCACGCTCTTCCTTGAGGGCTTGCTCGTAGGGGATGCCCTCAGATCTGGCGCGAGCGCCCGCAATGAGCTCATCGCTCCAGTTGAAGGTCAGCCCTGACGCAGCCGAACGGCCAACGCCCTTCGCAATATCGCCCCACGACATGTCCTTTTTCTGGGGCATGTCAGCAAGAGGGTCGCTCGTCTTCTTCCGGTTCTGCTGCAAAAAGGCGGTTATTTCCTCGCCAGTCGCATCGTCTGGGAAGCTGAAACCTTCGACAATTTTAGCCATGGTTACTGCCCCCCAACCACAAGCTGGCCCTGCTCATTGCGAGTCACAGGCGTTGCGCCACGGCCCCTCTGCTGCCGGAAATAATCGCCATAGGAGAGGCGATTTTTGTTTTCCTGAAGCGTGGAAGGGTCGAGCTTTGTAATGTCAGCGTTTGGCGGATAGATGAAGAACGGATTTGCGTTGCGATACTCATCCCATTTGCGATCTGCACTCTCAAGGGTCTTGTTCACAGCAAGGTAATCACGCAGGAACGCGCGCCGCTCAAGCTCTGTCGCGGTCTTCATAATGCCGAATTTAATGGTGTTGGCATTTGCTTCGAGGCCCTTCCCAACTGAAGGGACAGACTGACCAAACATAGCAACGTCCCTGTCGGAGGCGGCACCCTTCAAATCTTTACCGGCAGAGATTGTGAGCCTAGACTCGATTTCCCTCATGCTCTGTGTAGAGGCGGCATCAAAAATCTGAGGAACCTTGTTCCAGCCCGGCCCAGTCCTCTGGTTTTCCTGATTAAGCGCCCCAAAACGCTTGTAATCTAGGAGTTCGCCTCTGAGAGCGGAATCAGGAACCTCTTCAGCCTGCTTTTGTAAGACGCGCGTATCAGCTTGATATCGGGCAAGCCTTGCTTTTTCCCTATCCTTCTGAGGAAGGGCGGCGTAGGGGTCCACCGTCATAAGAGGGACGCCATACTCAAGCGCCTGCGACTGCCGATCAGCGTCGGCAGCGGCGCGCTGCTCCTCTGCGATCTTGCCAAGATCCAGAGGCTGGCGTGTCATCGGGTCGAGGGTCTGATCGCCCTTTTTGAGGATCGTGATTGTGCTGCCATCGGGGCGCACTACGTTCCTGTACTCTTCCTGCTGCGAATCCTTCCCGATCCCGAGCTTCTGAAGAACGGCTGCGCGGCGCTGCTCATCAGTTAGCTCGGGGCGCTTCAGCAGTTCGTCAAATTCAGTTGGCTCTCTCTCCTGATCTTGCTGCGCCTTCATCAGCGACAGAGTGCTCTGCGGGTCCATACCACCAGCCATTTCGATGCCCATCTTGGCGCGGGCGTCCTGAAGCTGCTGGATCTGCTGCTGTCGCTGACGCTGAGCCTCAGCGGCCTTCGACAGGGGGCCGGAAAGAGCCGTTGCGCCCTTGCCAAAGCTCTCCAACGTGCCGCCAATGCCCCCGGACGTTGTGGGAGACAACAGCGCGCCGCTCAACTGGAACAGGGCTCCAGCCTTTTCGTAGTCGCTCATACCCTGCGACTGAAGATCCGATTCCCGCTTCTGGATTGAATCCAGATACTGCTGACGGGCAGCGTTCTGCGCCGCATACTGCTGCTGCATTTTATCAGCTATCGCAGCATAAGGCCCCACCAACCCATAGGGGTTGACAGGCTGTTGGAGCGTATTGAGAGCGCCGGGGGGCTGCTGTATGGGGTTGCCATCTTCGTCGAGCATTTTTGCCCCCTTACTTCAGAAGTGTGCTGAGAGCGCTTGCCCCGGAGGCAGCGCCAGCAATGCTTGCCAACGGAGAGGCAGAGTAAGTACCGCCAACATTGGTTTTGTTCTCGGTCACGGCTTGGCCTGTAGATGGCAAGCCACGGACCATTTCGTTGAGAAAAGTGGCCTTCTTCATGGGGTCGTCGCGCTGCGCTAAAAAATCCTCATGCGCAAGATCAAGGCGCTGCTGTTCAAGATCCCGTTGTTGAGCGCCAATTGCTTCCTCAGCGGCTGCGCCGGTCAGGCCAAGAGACTGAGCCTTGCCAGCCAAATTGGCTTGCACATTGGCCAAGGCATTTTTGTTGGCTTCCTCAGTTCCCGTAAGCGTCCCAGCCGTCTGCGCAAGCGTTGCTTGACGGTCAAGATCTTTCTGGGCAGCGCCAAGAGACGTATCGTAGCCCTTGGCAAGCTGAGTGCCGATGTTCGCCTGAAGCTCGCTGGCGATGTCCCTGACGCCACGTTGCGCCAGTTCTTGCTGGCGCGTGGATCCGTACTGCCCGGCGCGAATGAACTGGTCGCCTAGCGCAGGCATGAGTTTTTCTCTCACCTGACGTTCAGCAATCTCGCTCATTCGGTCGGTGACGTTGGTCTGATATGGGTTCAGGTAATCTGTGACATTCGTTGGAGCTGCCGCAGAGGCTGTTTTCAAATATGGATTTGCCGCCCCGATAGCGCTGAGGGCTCCAGATGTTTTAGCAGTTTCTGCTGCCGTATCTAACCCTGTTGTGTATGCCTTGGCAGCCGTCTTTCCAGTTTCAAAAGCGCTTGTCTGCATCGGATCAAAATCAGCGATGCGTTTATATTTTTCGTACTCTTCCTTGGGAAGGCCCGCCAGATAGTCGGCCTCTGCCTGCGGACCTTTGGCCTTGATATCGGCAGGAACTGGGGGACCATAGGCCGTGTAACCTTCATTGGCGGCAGCGTAAGACCCGGCCAAAAGGTTGCTGAGATAGTCCGACATATATTGAGGGATTTCGGTGGTCGTGTACGCCTTTGTAGTTGAAGTGTTTGGCGTACCCTGAGTGAGGAAACCTGTGAAACCCATGATTAAGCCCTCCCGCCCATAAGGTAATGCTCAGGATTTTTCGCATCCGGGCTAATCTGCCCACGAGACAGCGCCTTCCCCTTCTGCTTGCGGATATTAGCACGGAACTGATCCAAGCGCTCAGCGCCAGCCTTGGACGAGCCGTCGCCCAGCAGGGCTACTGTCTCGGCGTCGATGACGTACTCGCCATCTGAAAGTTTGGCATTGATGCTGTCCGAGCGTCCGGTTCCTCCACCCTGCACATAGCTGCTAAGAGGGCCGCCCCGAGCTGCTTGCACAGTCGGCTCATCTTCTTGCTGCGCCAGAGAATTGTAGCGGAAATAGTTGCGCTCCGGCATTGTGCCATACTTGTAATAGCCAACCGGATCCGGCGCTCTGACCCTCTGCAAGGGGTTCGTGTTAAGGGGCTTGTTCATGGAGCTACTGCCCCCAGACCCCGCCGGGGCGCCAAGATCAGGTTGCGCAGGCTGCCCGCTACCTTCAGCCATGTCGCCAAGGACCAAAGCGGCTGCGGCCATCTTGTTAGGGTCGGAAAGATAGCCGGTCGCAGCATTTGCCAATTTTGAACCAAAACCTTCAGAAGAGGTGGACCCGGTCGGTGCTGCCCACCCCCCAGAGCCGGAAGACCCGGCAAACTCAGCAGGCCTAGCTGTCGGCATTGGAACATCGCCGCCTTGGCTAGGTGCAGCCGAATACGGTTCCGTGCCCATATAATTTCCAAACGCCGAAGCTCCCACAGTTCCAAGACCGGCCAACCCAGCGCTCTTTGCAGCGCCCTTCCAGCCGCCTGTCAAGCCGCCAATGCCAGCGCCAAGAGCAGCGTTGGTAGCAAGCGTTCCAAGGGTGGTCCCACCCAAAGCGCCGATGCCGGTGGCCCCAGCAAGCGTAGTTCCCGCCAGCGTCTCGCCAAGCAAAGCCGTCCCAATTGGAGCACCGATGCCGGTTGCCATGAGAGCTGTACCAGCAAGGGCGGCGACAGGTGCAAACCAGTCTTGCTTCCAGAACGGCGTGAATTGAGGCATACCCGTGTGCGGGTTGACCGTCGGCTCGCCCCACTGCTCGCGCAGCTTGTTGAACTCATCCTTGTTGATATGGATGATCATAGTGTCGCCGCCGACACCGGAGTGCGCTACACGGGCGGCTTCGCTGGCCAGACCGCCCTTAGCAAATTTCTCGACATGCTCTTTGGGCATCTTGATGGACACCGGCTTGGTGCCGACGCGACCGCCTTTGTAGAAAACGCTCATGGGTTTTCCGCGCCACGCAGAATCCGCAGCATCGTTAGCAAGGGGGGTCCAGTTGGAAGGATAGTCAGCCATGTCATCCACCGGGTAAGGTTACGGCACGGGTGAACGCGAACGCCCAGTCCTGCCAATCTGTGTATTCCATCGGGTTTGGGGGGTTCTGCTCTCCGACTTTGAAGAAGGAGACAATACCCAAAGCCCATGTCTGCCAATGATCGGGGTCATCCAATCGACCCATTGTCCCATATTTCTCCAGACTATAGACCATCGAATCGGTCCAGTCAGTAACCGTCATGCCGCGCGGGTCGATCATCCCAGCACCGTTCCGTCACCAATTTCGATGTGGGCGATGCACTGACCCATCTGATAGTTGCCCCCAACCACATTGGACTTAAAGATGAACCGCATTTCGCGCCGGATCTCCTTGAAGAAGATCACCTGCTGCTCAGGGCGGATTGTGTTCTCTTGGTCAGGGAAGACCTTCTCTTCGCTGACGACTTCAGGCGAGCGAGCGTTGGCCCTGCCCGTGATCTGGCAGGTCATGTCGCCGGTCTGGATAAAGTCGGGCTCGACCATTGAACAGCGCAAAGAGCGGTTTTTCGGCTGGTTTGGATCCGCAACCGCCGAAATGTCGGCGGTCTGGAAGTAGGACTCAATCGAATTTACCTGCACACCATCAAGCTCATCGTAGCCAAACTCGTTTTGCCAGAGGCGATATTTGCCGTCTATGGCGTCAACGCCGGTCATGAGCGGGTACTCGTAGACAGTCACGAACTCGCCGCAGGAGCGCCCGGAGTTCGGCAGTTCGGTGTCATACCATGTGTTCTCGCGCAGGTTGTAGATGACCGCATGGGTGCATTCAGTGGCGTCACCGCGCGGATAGCACCACCAGATTTCACCAAAGCGCGGGACCTTGTAGGAGAACACCTTCTGGCGCTGATCATAGTTGAGGTTATCAAAGAACCAGTTCTGGTTGAGTTGGTTCGGGATCTCGCGGACGACGCCGTTGAACATCAAGAAGCGGTCAACGCCAACCCAGTAGAAGATGCCGTCGTACTCGATGACCGACTGTGACGAGAGAATGGACGACTGGGATGTCAGGGTGTCGAACTGAAAGACGGGGTCGCCGCCTATGAAGGTGCAGCGGATCAGGCTGTCCAGAGACCAAAACAGGCCCGCAGGCGCGTTGCCGGGGCCAGCGCGCAGGGGCAGCGCCGCGACGATCTTTTGGCCCGTGATGTAGGCATCGCCTGATCCGAGGCCGACCCAATCGTTAGGGCTATTGGCAACGGACCAAGCCACATAACCGTCAGAGCCATAGACAAAGGTATAAGGGTATAGACTGACAACCCCGCCAGAAACCGCTGGTGCCGTGTTGGCCGTCAAGATAGCGGTGTCATCAGCAAGCCCCCAATAAACAGAGGATGTTGCGTCAGAGTCAATGGTTGCAAGGTTCTTTCCGGGATGCGCAAGAAGATACGCGCCGGGCGAAACACCAACCGAGTCAAATTGCGTGTCGAAGGTCCAGAGATAATTGACGTTGGTGGCGAGGCCGGATGGGGTCCTGTTGTTCTGCCCTACCGCAACGCCATTTGCGTTCAAGACAAACTGCGTCACATAGCTCTTGCCGCCAGAGACAATATAAACGAGGCCGTTCTGATTGTAGGAGTTGAGGCCGCGCGAGATCTCAGGCATTTCCACAGAGACCGTGCGATAGCCGCCCATCTTGCGAGGCAGACCGCGCTGGAACCTGCACCATTGCCCGTCTACATAGAAGCCGTTCTCAAACCGCGTTCCGTCGCGCTTGATGCCGGGGAGGGATTTGATGGTGTAGGGAGACGGAGCCATTAGCTAAGCGCCACCATGAGGGACAACGAGCTTTGCGTCGAGAAGGTGTCGATGGCTGTTCTTGCAGCAGCCGCGTCAGTGGCTGTGAAGACCGCAATGCCGACTGACGTGCCGCCAAGGTTGACCAGCGCGCCGCCTGCTGTCGTTGAGCCGGTGCCGCCATCCGCCACAGGTACGGGAATCGCGACGTTCAAAGTTTGTGCCGTGACAACATTGGTGCCGTTGCAGTACAGGATCGACGCGCCGCCCTGCGGGACCACAACGCCAGTTCCAGCGGCGGTCTTTACCGTCAAAGTGTAAGAGCCGGTGGTGCTGTTGGTGATCCAGTATTGCTGCACCGTGGCGGGAACGATGATGTTCCTGTTGCCGGTGAGGACGCCTGTCAGGTTGTAGGCGAGGCGGTTCAATTCAAACCCGGATAGGGTGTAATTGCCGGTTCCAGCAACATTGATCTGGGTGTAGTCAAAGGCGAAGGTCGAGGATTGACCAAGGCCAACGGTGTAGAACGAGACCCCATCCGTGATGACCATCGCGGAGTCGCCGGGGTTCATGATCAGCGTTGTCGCAGCGTTGATCGTCTCGGAGCCATAGGGGTTGAGCGTTATCGCACTGGATCCGCTGTTCCTGATATAGAGGAACCAGTCGCCGCCAACAACAGAAGCTGAGTCAAAGGAGATCGTTCCAGACGCGCCCGTCCAGTTGAGCATGTGAGCGCGGTCGTTGACGCCAGCGGTGTAGTTGGAGTTGAGCGAGCTATTCGAGATCGCCTGATTGAGCGTCGTCGTGATCGCCTTGAGGCCGTAGCCCGCGAGCGCAGCGGCATTGGCTGAGGATAGAGTCGATCCAAACTGGTAGGCCACCCACACGCCAGCGGCAGTGGTGTTGGAGGTCATGTAGACCTGCCAGAGAGTGCCGGGCAGAACCGAGCAAATCACACTGCCGATGCTGTTCACAACCGTGAAAGTCGTGGTGCCGATATTGTTGAATAGAGCCACCTCGCCGACCGAAGCCTCGTCGGAGGCAGGCATGAAGACCTTGCGAGAAGACCCGGTGCTGTTCACATCCATGATGCGCGCGACTGGGTAATCCGCAAGCGTGTTGGGGGCGCTCGTCTCGACAGGCCACGCAAGGACAACATCTGCCGCAGCAAGATTGAATCCAAGATATGAGACATCTGCCGGGTAGATATTCGTCCCGCCGAAGACTTCGGTGTAGCTGCTCGTCATTTATGCCTCCGTCCGACGGGCGGAACGATCAAGGATCTTGGACAGGTCTTCGCCGTTTAGCGCCTGCATTGCGCGATCATACATCTGCTGCCAAACCGGAATGCGCTCGTCGTTCTTGAGGAACGGCGTGGCCTCCAGCAAACAGGCGTAGAGAAGCACTTGCGGGGCGTATTCGGTGAGCCAGTTGGATTGGTTTGCATCGTCGAGCAGCGGAGGGAGCTGATAGATCAGGACCTCGAAGGGGTAAGCCTGATCCGGCGTCGGCGAGACAATCCAGTTGTTGTAGTCATAGTCCGCATAGAACAGCGGGACATCGGTCTCTTCGCGGTTCGGCCAGTAGGAGCGAACATACTCGTAGGAGCGCGGGAAGAGTTGGTTGTATTCGTTCCCGATGCCGAAGTTGAACGACACCGTCGTGCGCCAGCGGTCTGGCTTGGGGTAGACGGCGAGGCCGGGAGACATGGTGCTGGTGACGACGTTGATCATCCCCTGCACTTTCAACTCGCGGGCGATGCGCCGCTCCGCAAGATTGATCAGTCGGGGGATCTGCTCATAGACAATCGCATCCGACGCAAGCGTGAAGCCACGCTCAAGATAGCGCCGAATGTCTTCTTTGAGGGTGGTGAACGTCGTCGTCTGTGCCATGGCCTATCCTAACACTATCAAGCCTCGTCCGCCATACTGACGGCCTTGGCCTTCACGTCAGCCACCCGGATGCTCCAGCCCTTGCCGAAGGTGTCGAAGGTCGGAAGCTTCTTGAGGAAGTCCATCCGCATGTCGCAGATCGCATCCGCCGTTTGCTCAGCGTCACACGCTTTGATGGCCTCCAAGGACTTGGGGCCAATCATGCCATCGACAACCACACCAGCGATCTGCTGGAGGTACTGCGCAGCCCTATGAGGGCCGCTGTTCACTGCAAGGTCATAGGCGGCATAGTCTACGCCGGAAGGAAGGCTGTCGCCCTTGATCCGATCCCAGTACAAAGACTTATAGAAGGGCTTCACCATCTGCGGCGTGAGGGCGCGCATATCAGCCTCTGTCACGCTACGGTTCAGGTAAGCTTCCCACGCCGAGCGGGTAACGCCCAAATTCGTCATGCCGCCCGGATCTTTTGGATGATTCACAAAACCACCTTCGTGCTTGATCACCATGTCGAAGCAGTCGTCCCAGTTCTCTTTCATTTCCCGTCCCTCGCGGTAAGAGCATCAGTCTTCTGTTTGGATCCGGCGCTGGAGCCGTAGTAGAACTGAACGACGCCGGTCCACGACGTGCTGAGTGACCCGAGCATCATCAGCAGGACTTCGGTCCCCGTCTGCGGGATGCCGAACACCATGATCCAAACCAACGCAGCAAAAAACCCAAACGTGATGAAGTAGGCCAGAACCTTGGGGGTCCAGTCCTTTGTATCTCGCTGCATCTGCCGGGCGCTGTCGCGGTCACCGGCAGCAATACGCTCCAGATCGATATCTAGAGACTTCATCTGCACCTTGAAGTCGGCGTCGATTTTCTTGATGGCAGCAAGCTGGTCAGGCGTTGCAGAGGCCATCGCCGTGGAGATCTGCTCCTCTGTGGCCTCTTCGTGGCCGAAGAGGGCGTTGGATAGGGTCTTCACCGCAACGCCAGCCAGTGGGCCACCCAGAGCCGTAGCAATAGAGGGGGCAAGTTGACCAAGTAGGGGGCCGAATTGCTTCAGTAAGTCCATTTTCGGCACTCCTATCGGTGAACAAGGCCAATAGAGACGAGGATGAGGCAAACGACAACGAGAATGAGCGCAAGAAGCGCCGCGCCCCACGTCATGACGGTGTGCATCGTCTCTTCCCACTCTTTCTGCGCCTCAAGAGCAGCGGCTCTCTGATCTTTTTTTATTTGGGTTGTATGTGAGACCACTTGATCCCATGCGGCTAGGCCAAATTCTGAGATAAAGTGGTTTTTTAGCTCTTCCATCATGGCGTCGGCTTCCGCCTTGGCGGCGTATGCCTCCATGGCGACCTGCTGAGCTGATTTCCCAGCGATTATGCTGCCCTTGGGGTCTGCGGCATGACGGGTGATCGCGGCCACGCTCTCAAAGAGCGAGCCGAGGTCCTTCGCCATCGACTGAAGTTCCTTCCCGACAGCGATGCCTGACTTCAGGGCCTCAAAGCTCAGCTTGGCCGCCGCTAGAAGACTGATGGGATCCATCTATTTCCCCTTCTCAAGAAGGGTGATGCGCTTGTCGAGTTCAGAAACCATCTTCATCGTTTCGAAACGGATTGCGGCTCTGGCTTGGGCAGCATCCGCAGCCATATCAAGACGGCTTTTATCAACAGCCGCCATTGAGCGTTCGCGGTCGAGCGTCATGGCGGCGCGGCCAAGCGCGGCCTCCTTCTCAACCTTTGAGATCTGCTCGCTCAAATTCTCGCGGATCTGCGCCATGTCGATGGTTGTGCCCTGCGGCGGGATAGCCTTGTTGTCAGCGTTCACGACCACGGCGATCTTGGACTTTAGTTGAATGATCTCGTTGTTGGCGCTGGACAGCGAACTCATGAGGTAAACGACGCAAGAGAATAGGATCGGAATGCCGGAGAAGGTGATCTTCTCGACCAGTGCGCTCTTGCTGGCCGTCGCAGCCATCTCAAGTGCAATCTTCTCCTGTTTTTCTTCGGTGGTGCTCATTTGTCAGCCTTCCCATCGAGCTTGTCATAGATGCGCTGGAACATCGTCTCGATGTGATCCATTCGCTTGTCCATGTCGAACTTGCTGACATAGGTCTTGGGAAGCTCTACCTCCAATTCATGAAGATCTTTATTCAGTTCTTTAACAGCGCCCCAAATTTCACGCGCAAACCAGCCGCCAACCGCAATGGCCGAGCCGCCGATGAAGTTCATGATGGTCTGCGTATCCATTATGCGGCCTCTTCAAGTTCACCCCGCACATACTTGAGGTTCCCTTGAAGACGCTCGTCATCTGGCGACTTCTCGACCGCAAGCTGTGCCTGTTCAATCGAAATATCGCGCAGGCCCAAATGCCACGCGGCAATGCTCGCCAGATCATGCGGCCAGTGGCCCCAGACTTCCGGGTCGCAGGTGTAGACAAGGGCCCTGTCCTTGATCTTCAGGGCCCGCATGGAGGCAGCGAAGCACTCCTCCCAGCGTTGCTGGTAGTACATCAGGCGGGCAAGCTCGCACCACGGCTCACGGGTGTCTGGAGCCTCGCCACAAGCCTGCAAAAACCACTTCTCGGCGCTGCGCCAGTCGCCGATCTCGGTGTAGCACCTACCCATTAGGCGCATGGCGTAGCACCGCTCGTTCTGGGCGCTCATGGCGTTCATGCCAAGATACTTGGTCAGCGCAACTATGGCCTCGTCCCAGCGACCATAGAAGGTCAGTTCACGGGAATAGTAGAAGTAATGGCTGGGGTCTCGGTCGTCCTCCTTCACCGCCACTTCCAAGAGGGGCATGTACTGCCCACGGCTCTTGGTGGGATCCGGGTGATGGACGACGAGGGTCTTGTCGCTCCACGCGAGCACTTCGGGGACGCGCGGGTCGATGCGCAGGTCCTCGTGGCAAGGGTGGTGCCAGTGATAGCCATGACGGCTGTGAATCTTGCGGTAGGGGAACTTGATGCCGTGGCCCCAGTCAAAGAGATACCACAGGTTGGTGGTGTCCTCTTTCCAGACCCTTTCGATCTCTTCGCGCCAGCCGGGCTCTAGAAGCTCGTCAAGATCCAGACTAATGCAAACGTCCACGTCACGAGGCACAAGGGACAGAGCAGCGTTACGAGCATGATCAAAGCGCCAAGGAGAGATACATATATCGTAAACTGTAGCGCCAAATCGACGAGCTTGTCCCACCGTGTCATCGGTTGATCCTGTATCCGCGATCAGGATGATGTCTGCGTCTGCCGCCGACGCGCAGAAACGCTCAACGAATTGAGCCTCGTTCTTCGCGATGGCGTAGACGCAGATCTTCATTACTCAGCCTGCTCTGGCTGCGGAAGCTGAGGCTCAGCCTGCGCCTTGATGTTGTTCACGAGATTGACCACCTCGCCGAACGGGCGCTGGGCCAGAGTCGCCAAGATGTAGTTGATCTCATCGACTGTCAGATTGATTGTCAGGTTCATGCCATCCCCACTTTGGTTATGCCACTAGGGCAATTCCGTTCTGTAAACGCTTGGAATACTCTTGGAAAGAGCCGACGAACTTCTTTGTGCCGATATGTGTGCAAGTCATCCTTGGATCAAGCCAAAGGTCGAAACCAGCTTGGGCGAGCTTTCTGAAGAGGACTGTGTCCTCACTATAAAGTTCCCCGTCGATGATCTCGACATTGCAAACCATTCGGCATACAGCGCCTTCGTTCTTGTACTCCGGGCTTGCGTCCCAGACAGCTCTAAGGGCCTTGGATGAGATCTTTACGAATCCCGTGCCCAGACCCTCGACCTTGATGAGACCAGCCCTAGAGGCGGTGTTCCTCGTCTTGACGGCGTAGAGTTCTGCGCCGTCCGTCTTTTTGCGGTAGGTGCCACCGACGACATCCTCATCCCGGTCCAGAAGATCGAAGATCCACTGGGGATCGAACTCGATGTCTGCGTCGATGAAGATGATGTCGTCATACCCGCCATTGACCGCCAAGGCGATCAGGTCGTTCCTCGCCCGCTGTATCAGCGCGTCATAGGACATATAGACGGGATGGAGGAAGACGTTGTGTTCGGCGCTCATGCGAACAGCGTTGACGAGGCTGTTCGCATACCAAACATCCACCTTCCCGTCATATGACGGCGTGGCGATCAGGACCTTGCGGGGCTCAACCAAGGGCGGCCTTCCCGGCTGTGATGGCTGCCTCAACGGCGCTCATATCCTCAGTGGTCCAGAAGTCCTTCGCCACCATGATCTCAAGGTGAGACACATTGCGATCAAGCGAAGCCTTGAAGTCGTCAGCCGACATGAACTCGGGCTTATTGCCAGCGAGGTAGTCGTTGATGACGGCAACGCTGTCAAAGAGGGCGCTGTAGTGGCGGGCGATCTCTTCAGCGGTAGGCTTTAGCGGGTCCATTTTACACTCCTGCAATCTGCGCTTTCAGCGCGTCAAGTTCAGCCTTGAGTTCTTGGATAGCCTTGACCAAGACTGGTATCATTTTGGTCTCGGTGATCTTCAGATGCTCATCTTCCAAGTCGTCAGCGATCAGCAAGTTCTTGTCAATCGCGCCAAAGGACTTTTCAAGGGCGATAACATCTTGCGCCAAGAAACCGAGGGTCTGGCGCGTGTCCTTCTTGCTGCCATCCGAAACGCCATCCTCATATCTGGCGCGGTCGTCCCACTTGTAGCTGATGGGGCGCAGTGCCTTGATGAAGTCTAGACCGTATGGGGCATCGACAACATCCGTCTTGTCACGGGCGTCAGAAGTGACCGTCCAAGCAATCTTGATGTAGGCGTTCGTGTGGCTGGTGTTACCAAACGTAATCCAGTTGCTGTTAGTTCCGATGGTTCCAATACCGCCTGTGGCATTGCCAGAGCTGTTCCCGATAGCGATATTGTTTGAACCAGTCGTCGCGCTGTCAGCGGCTTGAAGGCCAATATAGACATTGCCCCCTGACCCGGTGTTACTATAACCGGCATTGTAGCCAATGTTGACGTTGCTGCCACCGGTTAAATTGGAATACCCAGCTTGAAAACCGAGGTTAACATTGTTGTTACCCGTGGTGTTCAATAAACCTGCGGCATATCCAATAGAGGTATTTTGAACACCTGTTGTTGTATTTTGAAGAGCAGCGACACCAACGGCAACATTATTGTAGCCTGTCGAGTTTGCATAAAGAGCATAGTATCCGATAGCCACATTGTCTCCACCAGTGGTATTAAGCTGCATGGCTTGAGCGCCCATGGCAGTGTTAGAACTTCCAGTGGTATTTGCAGCTAAAGCCCCATTACCTATACCCGTATTGTTAGTCCCGGTGGTATTGGCCCCAAGTGCGCTCTTGCCGACAGCGACGTTTTGAACGCCAGTTGTATTGGCCTGTAGGGCGCTAACGCCAACAGCAACATTATCATAGCCAGTAGTATTGTAATAAAGGGCACTAAGCCCAACCCCAACATTGAATGCAGCAGTTGTATTGTTTAAGAGGCACTGATTACCAATCGCCGTGTTTCCAGCACCACTACTGTTAGCATTAAGAGCCTGATACCCAACGGCAGTATTGCTATAGCCGGTGGTGTTGCTGTACAGAGCTAAATACCCAAGAGCGGAGTTTTGATAACCCGTGGTGTTAAACTGCAAGGCCGAAGCGCCAACAGCAAGATTGCTTGCGCCTGTGGTGTTAGCGTTAAGGGCATTAACGCCAAGAGCAGTGTTCCCATTCGCAGTCGTACTAGACGACAAAGACCCATAGCCAAAAGCAGCGTTGTTGGACCCAGTTGTATTAGCACCAAGGGCATATGTGCCAGAAGCGGTGTTGTTAACGCCGGTGGTGTTTTGATACAGGGCTTGAAAGCCAACAGCGACATTGCCATAGCCAGTGGTGTTGCTATAAAGCGTATTTACACCAACAGCGGTGTTGTTATAGCCCGTTGTATTCTGCGTAAGAGATAGAGAGCCCACAGAAGTGTTAGAAGCACCTGTCGTTGTGAACTGCTGAGAAACATATCCGATGGCAGTGTTATTGTCAGTCCTTGAAAGCTGAAGTGCAGCCACACCAACCGCGGTGTTTTGAACGCCCGTGACATTTGAATTGAGGGAGTTCAGACCGACCGCGATATTATCTCTACCAGTTGTGTTGTTGTAGAGAGAGGACGGACCAATCGCGATAAGATTGCCACCCGTTGTGTTTGAGCGGGCTGCTTCAGCGCCAATAGCGATATTGCTTGAGGCATTGTTTGTGTACAATGCGCCATTGCCAAGGGCAATATTACCAGAGCCAGTGGTGTTGGTTGTCAGCGCGCTAGAGCCAACAGCAGTGTTGTTGTATCCGGTTGTGTTGCCTGCCAGCGCGCTAGGGCCAATAGCAATATTGCTGTACCCAATCGTGTTGTTGTACATGGCAAAATTGCCAATGGCGATATTGGGCGAGCCCGTAGTATTGAGGCGCAAAGCAACACGGCCAATGGCTATATTGTCGCTTGCCAAGTTCTGTTCCATAGCGGCAGAACCGATTGCGGTGTTATAATTGCCACTAATATTTAAAGTCAGAGCAGAAGGGCCAATCGCCACGTTCTCTACACCAGTAGTGATTGATGGCGCAGCATTATACCCAACGCCAACATTGCTGTTGCCAGTAGTGATAGCCCCTAGCGCACTCTGCCCCATTGCAGTGTTATAACCGCCGGTTGTGGCAAAATAGAGGGAGGCATAGCCAAATGCGGAATTAGATTGAGCAGTGGTATTGCTATAGAGCGACCCCTCGCCAAAGGCGCAATTATAATTCGCAGTCGTATTGGACCGGAGGGCGTTCAAGCCGAAGGCATTGTTATAACTGCCAGTGGTGTTGGAGTTCAGCGCATTCGCGCCGAAGGCGTTGTTGTTATTGCCGGTAGTATTGGCGAAAAGCGTACCAGCGCCGACTGCAACGAGTGTCGCGCCAGTGGTGTTTTTGTTGAGCGAGTTAACGCCAACGGCGACGTTGTTCGCGCCAGTAGTGTTGGAGATCATCGCGCTCAAGCCAACGGCCACATTGTAGCTGCCAGTGGTATTTGTGGTCAGCGCCTGCAATCCAAGCGCAGTGTTGCCCGTGCCAGTAGTATTGGCAACGAGGGCCTGCCAACCGAACGCCGAATTGCTGGAGCCAGTCGTATTGGCGGCCAACGCAGACTGTCCCAATGCTGAATTTAGGGTGCCGGTAGAATTTGACGATAACGCGGCGCTGCCCACAGCAGTGTTTTGATACCCAGTGGTGTTGGCATAAAGCGCATTTAGGCCAATGCCAGTGTTGCCGTAGCCAGTGGTATTGTTGGCGAGCGCAATGCGTCCAAATGCGGTATTTTCATACCCCGTAGTGTTTGACCCAAGGGCATTAAATCCGACAGCCGTATTAGTGTATCCGGTAGTATTTGAATAAAGTGCCGTATAGCCGACAGCGACATTTTGATACCCAGTCGTGTTCGCATTGAGAGCCTGATACCCAACTGCCGTATTCGTCGCCACAGACCCCGCGCCAAGGCCGACGCGCAGGGTGTTCATGGACGAGTCGCCACTTACGACGGAGAACTTGTAGCCAGAGACGATGGATGAGATGCCGACATTCTGCGAAGCGTCAACGAGGACTGCCGCCACACCCGCTGTAGCGATTCCAAGTTGATTTGTCCCAGCAAGGTAAATGCCGGTGGTGTTGCCGCCCAAGAACGAATGGCTGGGCGTCCCAGCAGTCCCCTTCGGAGCAAGGATCTGCTTGCTGTTTTGAGCGGCGGTGGTCATTAGGTAAGCTCCAGCACAGAAGCGACAACGTCAACGGCAGCGGCGGCAGTCACCGATATGCTGTTGCCGGTCAGGAGAACGAGGCGGTTGTTGTTCGACAGCACCGACAAGTTGCTGGCGGAAGGAAGGGGCGCGCTATTGAGCACGTTGACCGTCGTTGCGCCCTTGACGACACTGACGGTCACAGTCGTGTCGGCTCCAGCGTCGTTCGCGATGATCAGTCCCACAATGACGCTAGTCGTCGCAGCGGGGGCGGTGTAGACGGTCGTGACGGTGGTGACGTTATTGGCCACCGCGTTGGTAAATGTCTGAGCCATGGCGCTCTCCTATTCCTTCCATTCTACCCTATGCCTCAGCCCATCGCTACTGCATAGATCAGTGAGTTCAGATCCGGCCCCGTAGGGCCCGTGGGCCCGGTCGGCCCTGTGGGTCCGGTCGGACCCGTTACGCCCTGTATCCCCTGCGCCCCGGTGGGGCCGGTGGGCCCCGTGGGTCCAGTCGGCCCTGTTACGCCCTGTACTCCCTGCGGGCCTGTGGGGCCTGTCGGGCCTGTCGGGCCCTGTATCCCCTGCGGGCCGGTTGGCCCTGTGGGGCCCGTAGGACCCGTGACGCCCTGCGGGCCAGTAGGTCCGGTCGGACCAGTAGGGCCAGCCACGGTAGAGGCAGCGCCTGTCGGCCCGGTAGGTCCGGTTGGCCCCGTTGGCCCAGTCGGCCCGGTGGGGCCGAGCTGCGTGTACAAAACCTGTGTTGCAGTCACAATCACAGACGGTGAGACGGGCGATGTGGGTGATGTCCCTGCGGAAATCGTTTGAAGACTGACTGCCGTGTTATCAACGCGCCACATCAGTTGCAGATAGTCACCAGCTGCAAGCTTCAAAACGTAGTTCCACGACACGATGTTCAAGCCATCAATGCCGCCATGTTTGTTGGTGATTGCCACTTCGCCAGTGGTATCTGGAACGTCACCCGTGCTGCCACTGTCGTTCTTACGCAGCCAAACCTTAGCATCGTGAATCTGCGTGTCTGTGTTCACAAACTGTGCTGAAAACTGAATGTTATAAACACCTGCATAAGCAAAGGTGATCCGATCACCGCTAGTGATGCTGACACCGTTGCTGTCAGTATCCGTGCTATTGATCTGCATCACATAAGCGGTGGTCGTATTAGCCGCCGTCTGATTGGTCGTATCCCAGAACGAGCCCCAATAGCCCAGCGCGCCGCCTGCGCCCGTCGCGCCGGTCGCTCCGGTCGGTCCCGTAGACCCTGTCGGCCCGGTCGGTCCCGTGGGGCCTGTGGGCCCCGGAACGGTCGAAGACGCGCCTGTGGGCCCCGTAGGGCCGGTAGGACCCGTCGGACCCGTGACGCCTTGGATGCCCTGCAAACCCGTGGGGCCTGTGGGTCCGGTCGGACCCGTGGGGCCAGTAGGACCCGTAGGGCCCGTGACGCCCTGTATGCCCTGCAAACCCGTGGGGCCTGTGGGCCCAGTCGGCCCCGTAGGGCCGGTGGGGCCCGTGGGGCCCGTGGGGCCGACAACGCCCTGCACCCCTGTCGGTCCCGTGGGCCCAGTGGGGCCTTGGATACCCTGCAAGCCTGTAGGTCCGGTAGGCCCGGTAGGTCCGGTGACACCTTGGATCCCCTGCAAGCCCGTGGGGCCTGTAGGCCCCGTAGGCCCCGTAGGGCCGACAACGCCCTGCACCCCAGTGGGCCCGGTCGGACCAGTCGGGCCCGTGGGGCCAGTTATGCCTTGAACCCCCTGTAACCCCGTGGGCCCAGTGGGCCCGGTCGGCCCTGTAGGGCCCGTGGGCCCGGTGACGCCTTGGAGACCCTGCAAGCCCGTGGGCCCGGTCGGTCCTGTGGGGCCAATTAAGCCCTGCACACCCGTGGGCCCCGTGGGGCCGGTGGGGCCAGTGGGGCCGACATATTGTAGAAATTGACCGTAGAACGCGCGCTTAGTGATCCCGCCTTGAACGATAATTGTCGTATCAGACGCCGTTGGCGCATCCGCCAGCGGCAACTGGGTGATCTTCGTAGGGATCAGGTTTGTCGGAACGCGCGGATTGTTCGTCATGGCACCAGATACCCGTCGCCCTCCTCGCCAATGATGAAGAGGTCTTCATCCTGCGAGATCGTGCCGTACATGTTCAGCGCGATATTAGTATCAGGGCGAGGGTGAAACAAGTTGATCCGTTCGGGTTGCCGGGCGGCCAGACGGTAGGGATCAAACTGATCCTTGTCCTCATCGCAAACGTAGAGGCCGGGATAGTTAGGGTCCGAAGAAAGATCCTCAAGCGACATCTTCCTCGAACACCGGGCGCAGATCCCGATGCCGAAGGTGGACTTGCCGCGTGGGTCAAGAAAGATGCTCATCGGGTGTACGGCGAGATGTTAGGGGCAAAATAGATCGGCGAGTTGTCGCGCTCCTCGTCCTGCGCGATCCTCAAAGCTTCGTCAGCCGTAGCCTTGATAGGCCCGACAAGCGAAAGATTGAAGTCAGGAAGCTCCATAGCAAGCCGCCATGCAAGTTGCCAGACGATTGTCTCGTACCACCGCTGCGGAATGTCGAGTTCTTCCGTGAGCGTCCCGACGTCCATGATGTAGCGTTGCCGCCAGATCGTGAACTGCCCAAACATGTTGGTCGTGTCCGTCACCGGCCAAATCCGCATCACCGGGTAGTCGCGCTGACGGTCGAACCAGTACTGGAGCGGACGCCCGGAGAACGTCTTATTCGGCAAATTTGTCCAGTCGTCGCGGTTCATGCGCGCCAGCGGGATCTCGGTGGGATTGTTGGCCGCATAGAACTCGACGACGTTCAGGGTCTGCCCGCCGGTCTCGCGCATGCGGAAGTAGTTCACCGGCTGGGTGCCGTCGATGTCGTACCACTGCCACTTGCCAGCGGTGTACAGGGTCGCGCCCGGCGACAAGCACGAGGTCCACGTCACGCCATCGTTGGACCACTCGAACTCAATGTTGAAGGTGGCGGTGGTCGCCATCATCACGCCAACGGTCGTCACCTGTACCTGCGACTGCGGGTCGTTGATTGGGTCCGCGCCAATGTAGGCGATCTCGATGTTGCCATCAGGTCCGGTCTGGGCGCAGGACGTGTCGAGGTCCCCATCGAAGGCGTAGGACGGGATGCCTCCCGGCGAGCTGTACTGAACCGGGCCGTTCTGCCGGGACAGCCAGCGGAAATTGGCATTCAGGATGTCCATCGTACCCTTGGGCGGCGTGATAGCCGCTTGACCGAGATAGAGGGGGAGGATCTCTTTCTCGATACACCAAAGAGGGACACCCTGACTGCCAAGCGACGACAACAGCAGAAAGAGGTCATCTTTCGCCATGTCGATCAGCTCAGACGTGATTTGCTGAGGCTGCATGCGGCAGCGCCGGAAGGCGTGATCAATCACCTTCCGGGTCTTGAATACGGTCGTGGAAACTGTGCCGGAGACCGTCATTTAGCACTTCACCTTTCCGCCCTTTTTCATCATAGATGGGGCGTTCTCAGGCATCGCCATGGAGGCTTTCTTAGCCATGGCCGCACGGATCGCCCCGACGTTAGGCTTGTTCGGGCGGGACTGGCCGACACCGATGCCGCCCTCGCCTATTGAAGCAAGGGCTCCCCGGGCTGGCATTGCCTGCTGCGGGATCATAGGAGCGCGGGGCGCAACAGGAACAGAGTTTGCCCTTCTCGCAAGAGCGGCGCGCATCTGCGGGGGGATGCCACCGCCATCAGCCTTCTTGAGAGCGGCAGGCTTGACCATGCTCTTGATCAAGGACTTATCAGCAGCCACGTCTTCGTGAGCCATTCCGCCCTTTGCTTTGGCGACTGGGCGATGCCCGTAACGATAGCCACCATATTCGTTGTCGCGCCGGTCAACAGCGCGAGAGGCCCTCTTCAAAGACCCATAGGTGCCGACAACGTCGCCGGTCTGGCGGTCGTAAACCTCAAACGATTCTTTTTCGGGGCTAGGCAACGGGACGCCCTGCTCGGCCTTCATGCCGCCCTCAGCGTAGCCGGTCTTCTTCTGGCCTTTCAATGAGGACTCAATGGCGTTCGACTTTGCCATCTGGACCTTTTGAGCCATGCCGCCCTTCTTCATCCCAGCCGGGCGACGGGTAGGCATGGGCATATCCTTCGCCTTGCCATAGAAGTCCTCATCGGTGGACTGCTTGACCTTGCCGCTCTTGATGTCCTTGACGGAAACGGACTCGACATCGCCGCCCTTCTTGTAACCGCGCTCCATCATGCGCAAGTCCATGTCGGACATCATGCCTTGGTTCTGCGCTTGCTTGGCAATCTCGGCCTGCCTCTTGGAGGCCTGCATCATCATCATCCGGCGCTGGCGGTCACTAATTCCGCCAAGCCTACCCCCCTCAAGAGCTCCCTTGCCAACATTGCTAGGCGGCTGCGGCATATTATTGATGTCATAAGGGCCTGTAACGCCTTCGCCGTACATGCCACCGTCATCAAATTTCTTGACTTTCCCGCCCTCAGCCTTCCTCATCGGCCCCTTCGGCTTGCCAACGCCGATGATGACCATCATGCCCTTGGGCTCTTTCTCAACCTTGCCGCCCTTGGCAAACATCGGCCCAGTGACCTTGCTGGGGGCACTGCTGGTGAAGCCAGCGGCGGAAGGGAACTCGAAGTCTTTGACGTAGCGGATAGCCATGGGTGTTACCTCAGTTACAGTCCCACTTGCGAAGAGACTTATTGATACGAGAATCGGGATCACGCGCCGTCTCCGGGGAGGTCAGCTTTGCCTTCATGCCCCCCATGCGGCTACAGAATGAATCGCGGCGGGACGCCGCCGCAGGGCTCTTCTTTGCCTCGGATGCGCTCACGGGGCGCTTGATGTCATGGCCTTGGGACCTAAGAGAAGCTCGTCCCTTCTCGTTGAGGCCGCCCTCGGGATTCTTCCCCTCAGCACGAGTCCAAGCTCCTCCGGTCTTGTAGACCGGCGTAGAGCCGCCCTTAGCCATACACCAGCGCCCCATGGGTCACCCGTATGTCTTGATGCACTCGAGCACAATCGAGTAC